TATTGAAAAGAAAGAATTGACCGGGCCCGGCGGTGGGCCGATGGAGTTCAAACAGACATTCACAACAGTTGAAGAAGTTGAAGCTGAAATGAAACGGCGCGGTTTGCCAATTTAGAATAAAGGTGTAGCCCATGAAAACGTTATTAATACTTTGTTGTATCTGGATATTCCCCGTTTGTGCTTATGCAGACAGCTATGCCCCCGACAAGCTTTCAATTAAAATGGCAGAGGCTAATTGTCAGAATCTTGTTTTTATGACAAAGCCCCAAACCGATGCAAACCAATTGTTGATCAACGTCACAGCAAAGATACATGGCAAATCTGTCAATAATAAAAAAGTTATCATCGTCTCTTTCAAATACAATATCCAGGGCTCCGGATATGCGTGTGCTTTTTTTGATTACACAAAAGGAAGGTTGCAGCTTGCTGAATTCGGTGAATTTTACCCAGGTGAAAACAAGAGCACAACAACCAATCTTCTTTATTGAGCCGGTTAAAAAGTTGAAAAAGTGTAATTCAGAAGACCTTGATTTAAAAGAACGACTTTGGGAGCTCAAGTCACGGGAGAGCTTTTACACCTACCGGAAATATATAAATTACCCAAAGTTCATTGATGGAGATTTCCCCCGCAACATAACAGAGGATCTTCAGCAGTTTCACAATGACATGGTGGCCGGGCTCCGACCTATCCTGATCATCATGGCGCCACCTCAACATGGCAAAAGTGTGGCGCTAACTGATTTCGTTGCATGGTTCATGGGGAAACATCCAGACAATAAAGTTGTCTACGCTTCCTTTTCCGATCGGCTTGGCGTCCGGGCCAATAGATCGATTCAAAAAACATTTGATTCCCCAAAATATAAAGCGATCTTTCCTGACTTGATAATTGGCGGCCGCCGGGTTGTTACCGTGTCCGGGCAATTACTCCGGAACAATGAAATTATTGAAACTTCAGAAGAGGGCTTTTTCAGAAACACCACAGTCAATGGCGCGATCACAGGCGAAGGCCTTGACCTTGGCGTCATTGATGATCCGATAAAGGGGAGAAACACGGCCAACAGCAAAACCGTAAGGGAAACAACGTGGGATTGGTTGACTGATGATTTCATGACCAGGTTTTCAGAGTTTGCCGGAACCATCATGATTTTGACCAGGTGGCATGTTGACGACCCGGCCGGGCGGATGATTGACCAGCTTGGCGATATCGAGAAAAAAACCAACGGCCGAGTGAAGGTTAGGAGGTATGAAGCGATAAGCAAAGAAGGTCAGGCTTTATTTCCAGAACACAAAAGCCTTGAATTCCTGGAATTGCGAAAAAGCACAATGCAACCTGGTAACTGGCAATCGATCTATCAGCAAAACCCTGTCTTGACCGGCGGCAACATCATCAAATCTGAATGGTGGCAATGGGGAACCGGGCGGCCAAAGATTAAATATCGATTCATCACCATGGACACCGCGCAGAAAAAGAACAATTGGAATGACTTCACAGTTTTTCAATGTTGGGGCATGGATTACAACAACGAAATCCACCTGATGGATCAGCACCGAAAGCGCATGACTTCGCCGGAGCTGAGAAAAGAGGCCGAAGAATTCTATAACCGCCACAACGGCGTAAAGCATGAGCCACTTCGCGGCATGTGGATTGAAGATAAATCTTCAGGATCCGGATTAATCCAGGAGTTGGAAGTTAAAAAACTAAAAGTGCATGCCGTTCAAAGATCAACCGATAAAATCGAAAGGGCAAATGATTGCGGGCCGGAGATAGAAAGCGGGAAAGTCTGGCTTTACAAAGATGTTCCTGATGTCGATGTCATCGTTGACGAAGCGAGCTCCCACCCTAATGGCCTGAATGATGATGCCTTTGATTGCGCCATGACAGCCATTGAAATCACATACATGGGCCAAGCAACTTATGATTATGCCGGGCTTGTATAAAGTTTGCAAAATTATTTCTTTTAATATATTGTCTAATTTTAAGTATGCATCGATAAATTAAAAATTATTTGGGAATCCTGATGCTGATCACATCAGGCTGCGGGTTCGAGGCTCGCCGATGCACTTTTAGCAACCACAGAAGAGGAACGAAAATGAAGAAAAAAATCTTTGGTCTATTCACCACCATGTTCTTGGTCTTGATGGCCTTCGCGTTTATCGGCGTGGCCATGGCAAGTATCGGAGGTTCAGCCCCGGCGGCAAGCATGGCTTGCATGGCTGGCCCCGATTGCGATTCTGTTGCTGGCGTGGTTGCCATCATGAAAGATGACACCATGATAAAATTTGATCTACCGGCCCCCGGAAATTTTGAAAAAGGTTCTGCTATTTCCTCGGTTGCCTGCAGCGGCAAAAATCATCCTGGTCATGTTTTGGCAGCATTAGAATGGCCCGAACAGCCCGGTGGTTCACCTCTTGCATTTGCAATAAATTTATCCGCGCCCGGCTTTGTTCAGTTGGAGTGAAATAGATATTCAAAAAGATCATTGTTTTATCCAAAGCCCTGGGCGGTTATTCGCCCCGGGCTTTTTTACGTCAATAAAAAAGTTTGCAAATAAGACGCAAAGTCAATATGATTGTTTAAGTTTATCAATTCCCTTTCATAATGGTGCCTGATAATGCCTAAATGGTCATTCAAAGACGGTTTAAAAAGCCTTCTTTCCTCTCTAGTCAATACCCGCAACGCAGTAAGCGCCAACGTACTCACCGCCAATGTAGTCAATCAGGTTGAACTTCGGGCGGCTTTCAGAAGCGGACTTGGCAGTAAAATAGTCAGGATCAAAAACGGCTATGCCTTGAAAGAGCCCCTTGTTTTCCAAGATCCATCCGACAAATTATTTTATAATGCCAGACTGAAAAGGCATGTCAAGAAGGCCGGTTCTTTCATGATTGGCTTTGGTCGTGGCGTTATTGTGATCAACGAGAATGGCGCCGATCTCGCCACCCCGCAAGTTGGCGAACTTGGCCCATATAAACTCGATGTGTTCAGCGGTGACATGGTAACGGCCAATGGCGTTTCAATTGACCTGACAGATCAGAGATATCAGAAGCCCAAGTTTTTTAATATCCGGGATCGGTCTTTTCATTATAGCCGGGTTATTGACTTCCGGTATGTTGAACCGCCTGAATTTGATCTTCCGCTTTATCAATGGGGCGGCGTTCCTGAATTCGAATTAATCTATAACCAGATGGTTAATGATGGCGTTATTGAAAGGGCAAGCGCCTCAATCATTGAGAAAAGTTCCACCCTGTTTTACAAGATCAAAGGCTTCAAGGGCGCACTACAGAACAAACAAGAAGCTGACCTGAAAAGCTTTTTTAGTTTGACCGAACAGGCAAGAAGCATCTATGGCGCCGGGCTCATCGATTCTGAAGATGATGTTATTAACATCGATCAGAAATTAAACAACCTTGCAGAAACAGACCTGATATCATTGCGGCGCTTGGCCATGGTGAGCGGTATTCCTTTTCCTTTATTCATGGGAGAGAGCCCCAAGGGGTTAAACGCCACCGGAACTGTTGAAAAGCAAGTGTTCAATGAAACTATTGAAACCCTGCAGCAAGACTACTACCTTGACCCGATCAATGAACTTCTTGAAAAGCTTGGCCGGCCGCCGATTGAATTTTCTGATTCTCAGAATATCACCCCGGTTGAAAAAATAGAATATGAAACAAAAGCCCTGACCAATGCAAAATTGCTTTGGGAAATGGGTCAAGATCATGATTCATATTTAGAAGACCGTGGCATCATAGAAAAAGACAAATTTGCAGAGATATTCAGCATTGATGATGATACCGAAGAAGGCAATAAAGTGGTTTCAGGAGCCGTTGCTCCATCAACAGCATTAAACGGCGCCCAAGTAACAGCCCTGCTTGATATCATAGCCCAAGTTGTTTCGACTGAGGGCATCCCCAAAACGGCGGCCATTAAAATAATAACGTCTGCTTTCCCAATCTCAGAATCAGAAGCGATTAAAATGTTAGAAGATGTTTCCGAAGGGACTATAATTCCAGATGCCTAAAGACCGTGTAAAAATGCCGCCACCACCTAAAGGCATTGAAAAAGAATTGGCTGATATGATCGTCTTTATGGTCGGGCAAATCTCCCAACGGTTCAAGAACCAGGTTCTTTTAAATCTAAACAAGGGCACGATTGAAAAGTTTGGTGACCTTGACGGCTTTGCTGATGCCCAGGTTGGCAACTATGCGGCAATAACTTTGAGCCTGGCCAATCGTGTTAAAAGGAAATTGAAGCGGCAATTTGCAAATCCAAGGCTAGAAAGCAAGACCAGGAATGTTTTGATGAAGGCTGAAAAATACAATCAAGACCGGGTTTACAATCCTTTGCAGACGATAACTGGCATTGAAACAGCCACATTGATTGCCAAGGAAGGTCTGAGCCCCCAAGTCAATGCCCTGATGATAGAGACGGCGCAATGGGCCAAGAAGCTCCGGGATGACACCCTCGAACATTTCACAGCGAACACGCTCCGGGCCATGACTCTTGGCAAGCCTATCAGTGAAATAATCGAAGAGTTCGATGCAGAGGCGCTTAAGTCGAAAACCAAAGCTCAATTCATATCCCGCAACCAGATTTCAAACTTCAATGGCATGTCAACCAAGATCAGGCATCAAAAGCTTGGAATAAAAAAAGGAATCTGGATCACCGCCCGGGATGAACGTGTCCGGACTTGCCATAAGGTCAGGGACGGAAAAGAATTTAAATTGTCACAAGGACTATTTTCGTCTTGCGACGGTAAATCGTTGTTCCCTGGGCAAGATTTTAACTGCAGATGCACCTACAGGGCGGTAGACCCTGAACTTGAGATTGGAAACTAATGTCAACCACTAAAGAACGATATGATCGGATGTCCCGATTCGTCGGTAAAGTCATAACTTCGACCTTCCAGAAAAAAGACATTATAACGCCAACAGGAGAGGTTAAAGTTGCTGTTATTGATTCAGAGGGTGAAAAGATTTCTAACGACAATACTTTTCCAACGTCTGACATTGACGGCGCACATCGTGGCTCTGTAAATAGTATTTTCGGAGATAAAATAGTCGGGGCAAGGGTTCCAAGTATTGCCGCTCAGTTTCAATATGGATTGCGAACTGATGATGTTGTTGTTGACGTAGTTGGCAGTGGAGTCACTGCATTAAACAACGCAATGCTCCAGTTAAACACCGGAACTGACGCTGATGGTCATATAGGAGTTCAGGGTGCAGATTATCTAAGATACATCCCAGGGCATGAGGCCTATACATTTTTCACATGTGTTTTTGCCCCTGCTGTTTCAGATAGCGTCCAAAGAATAGGACTTTTTGATTACGACTCTGGTAATGGCGATGGATTTTTTATTGGATTTAAGGGAACGCAATTCGGAGTTACCAGAAGGCGGTCTGGAGTAGATATATTCACGGCTGTTGACCTAGCCGATGTCTTTCCTCATCCGGATGAGAATGGTGTTTTTAATCCTACAAAAGGCAATGTATATAAAATAAGTTACGGCTATCTTGGATTCGCTACCATCCATTTTGAAATCTTATTGCCTCATGGTGGGTTTGTAGAATTTGCCAGTATTGATTATCCTAATTCAAGCACCGAAACCCATATAACGAACACCAACATTCCTGTCCGGGCAGAAATAACAAACACAGGCAACACGACCGACCTTGAAATGAATATTGGCAGTGTTACTGCTGGCATAGTAGATGGGGGTGGTGCTGATCCTATCGCTAGGATATTTACCTTCGCATTGCCAACCACCACATTGACCGCTGGTGTTACCAATCAATTGATTCATTTCAGGAATAAAGATTCTTTTTTTGGGATTACCAATAAGATATCAACTCAGTTATTATTGATATCCGCTGCCAGTGATGGAAATAAACCGGTAAGATGGGGAGTAAGAAAAAACCCTGTTATTGTCACACCAGGTGTTTGGAATGATGTTAGTCCTGATTCAGTAATGGAA